CGGGCGATGAGTTTGGGGGCGCAGGGCCGGGACGCACAGGCATCACCGCTTACCACGGTTCACCGCATGACTTTGACAGGTTCAGCATGGACGCCATCGGCACGGGTGAAGGGGCGCAGGCTTACGGGCATGGGCTTTACTTTGCAGAGAATGAGGGCGTTGCGCGGGGTTATCGGGATGCGTTGTCAAGGCAGGTAACGAAGGACGGCAACCCGCTCATGACGCACCCCTCAGATGGACCGCAAGGGCAGGCTGAAAACTCTATTGCCCGCATGGTTTCTGACGGCTGGACACCAGAGGAAGCCATTCGAGCGGAGGCAGCGGATTGGAGAGCGTCAGCAAAGCAATATAGGGATTTATCGGCGGGTGACGCCAACCCTGATGTTGTCCGAAGCGGCGAACGCACAGCCCGATCATTTGAAGATATTGCTAACGCCATAGAAGCAGAAGATCCGACTAAGTATCTCAAGAACCCCGGCTCTATGTACGAGGTCAACATCAAGGCCAATCCAGACGACTTCCTTGATTGGGATGCGCCTTTGAGAGAGCAGACGGAAATTGCAAAAAAACTTGGGTTGAACCCGTATGCCCGATTGGAGCAGGCCGATGCGATTGAAAGAAATGTTCTTGAGGACATGCGGGCTGCGGGGCGCACAGAGTTTGACGACATAGACCGCGCAAATATGGACTTAGCAGACAGGCTTATGCAGGAATATGCGGTGGAAACCGCAGGAAGCGCAGCGCCAAGAAGTGACGAAATGGCGCGGGAAATGGTTTCGGCAGGCATCCCCGGCATCAAATACAAGGACGCAGGGTCACGCGGGGCAGCAGACGGCACCCGCAACTACGTGGTCTTTGACGAAAACCTGATTGAAATTGTGCGCAAATACGGCGTTGCAGGCGCGGCTATGATGCTTGGCGTCACCGCTGCGGATATTGAGGACGCAATGAATGGCACTTAACAACTACGCGGCATTGCAGGCGTCCATCGCATCGTGGCTCGACCATGACGCACTTGACGCCACAATCCCCGACTTCATCGCAATGGCAGAGGCCAACATCAACCGCGATGTGCGCAGCCGCGACATGGTGACAAGCGCAGAGTTGACCATCAGCAGCAGGTTCACCGACCTGCCCGCAGACCACTTGCAGACGATCCGCCTGGACTGCAACGGCAGACGCCTGACAGCCCGCAGCACCGATGACATGATCCAGAAACGGTACAGCGGCAGCGCAAGCGGGCAACCGTGTTTCTTTGCGCCTATCGGCAGCACCGTCGAGGTCTACCCAACGCCAGACAGCAGCTATACCGGAACGCTGCAATACTATGCGGCAATCCCGGCGTTGGCGGACAACAACACAACCAACTGGTTACTGACCGCATCGCCTGACGTTTATCTTTATGGTTCACTTATCCACGCCGCACCTTTCTTGGCAGAGGATGCGCGGGCAGGCACATGGGTGCAGCTATATTCAGCGGCGGTCAAGAACCTGAACGACCGCAGCAATTCAAGCGGCTGGTCTAGCGTAATGAGCATTCCGGCGAGGGGCGCATAATGGCAGATACAACAACAACCAACCTGAGTTTGACAAAGCCGTCGGACGGCGCGTCAAATGATACATGGGGCGCAAAACTCAACACCAACCTTGACTTGATTGACGAGGCTGTTGGCCTGCGGGCGCTGAACGCATCGCCCGCGCTGACGGGTGTGCCGACAGCCCCCACGGCTGCAACAGATACAGACACAACGCAAATCGCCACGACTGCATTCGTCAAGTCGCAGTATGAAACCGGAACTTTCACCGCGACACTTAGGGGCATTACTGAGCCGACACAGTTGGCGACAACGACAGGAAAGTACACCAAGATTGGCAATCTTGTAGCCGTGCAAATCGACTTTTTAACGGTCGTGACCACTGGTTACACACTCAGCGCATGGATTACTGGAATGCCATTTTTGTCAGTGCCTAATTCGATCAGCGCCTTGTCGTTATACAACTTCAACGCCTTCACGTACACAGGCGCGGGAAAGGCGACATTCTACAACCACACAGATCAAATCGCTCTGGTTTACGACAACAGCGGAGCCAGTGGATACGCTAGCCACGATCCTGGGCTTGACCGCACGTTCAGCGTTGCTGGCACTTATTACACCACCTAACAAGGACGACCGCAATGACATACACAGTCGAGACCGTGGCCGATGGTCGTGCATACCCTGTCCTGCAAGTTCGCGTGCTGACCGATGACGGCTATTCGAGATACACGCTCAACCCCGCTGATGATCTGACAGGCCAGCCCGACATCGTAAAGGCGGCGGCGGCTGCTGCTTTCACAGACAGCGCGAAAGCAGCTTACGCAAAAGTCGCGGCTGCTTCCTTTGGCCCGCCCCCTGCGGAAAACGTGCAGGCTGAAATGACACGCCGCTTGAAGGCGTTAGCGGCGGGCTACACGCCCGAAGAACGCGAAACGTGGGCAACCCAAGTCAAAGAGGCCGAGGCCATCAAGGCGGGCGCTACAACGGCAGCAATGCTGGCACCGCTTGCCGCAGTCAAAGGCCGCACACTGAATGAGCAGGCCGACCGGGTTCTGCTGTTAGCAGCGCAGTTTGCAGGGGCATCGGGGGCCATCATGGCCGCAAGGGACGCACTGCTTGCGATGGACCCAATCCCGGTGGATTGCGCTAACGAAATCTATTGGCCGTAAAATGTTGATCCCGATTGATCTGCCGCCGGGGCAATACCGCAACGGCACAATATTGCAGAGCATGGGCCGCTGGCGTGATGCCAGCCTTGTGCGCTTCTACCAGGGCACTGTGCGGCCCGTGGGTGGGTGGCAGGCGTTTTCGTCTGACAATACGACCGAAAAGCCGCGCAAGGTTCATGCGTGGCGCACCAACAGCGGCGGGCAGTGGCTTGCGGTAAGCGCGGCAAACGAATTGTTTGTGTACGACCAGAACGGAACGCAGCTAGACATCACCCCGGCTGCGCTGTCGGGTGCATCTGGTTTTGAGAATGCAGCCCTAGCAAACGGCTACGGCGGCGGCAATTATGGTGGGGGTGCATACGGCAGCGACAGCACGACAGCCTCTAGGGTATTGCCCGCAACAATTTGGAGCCTTGCCAACTTCGGTCAGGAATTGCTTGCCTGTTCGGACGATGACGGGCGAATATTCAAGTGGGCGCTAGACACAGCAGCCCCGGCGGTGTTGGTTGCCAACGCCCCCACGGGCAATACGGGCATTGCAGTCACACAAGAGCGGTTTGTTCTTGCGCTTGGCGCGGGCGGCGACACGCGCAAGGTTCAGTGGTGCGACCGTGAGGACTACGACACATGGACCCCCCTTGCAACAAATGAGGCGGGCGATTTTGTTCTGAACACCGTGGGCGAAATCAAATGCGCCATCCCGTTGCGGGGGCAGACGTTGATCCTGACTGACAACGATGCACACGTTGCCAGCTTTGTCGGCGCACCTCTTGTTTATGAGTTTGAACAGGCTGGGCAGTCTTGTGGCGTTATCAGCAAGAACGCAGCCGAAGCCGTGGGTAACGCGGTTTATTGGATGGGGCTTGGCGGGTTTTACGCATATCAGGGCGGGCAAGTGGCAGAGTTGCCATGCGAAGTCAGTGATTACGTGTTCAGTGACATTTCTTCTTTTTACCGCAGCCATATTTCAGCGGTGCAAATATCAGAATTTTCGGAAATCTGGTGGTTTTACCCATCGGGCAGCGCAACAGAGAATGACCGCTATGTCACGTTGAACTACGCGCAGGGGACATGGCAGACAGGCACCCTGTCTAGGACTGCGGGCGTGGATCGTGGCGTTTTCCTGTATCCTGTGATGACGGGCGCTGACCTTGTTGTCTACAACCACGAAAAAAGCACCGTGCCTGCGGGCTTTCCTGTCTACGCCGAAACCGGGCCAATATCGCTTGGCGCAGGCGAAACAACATTCACGGCGCGGCGGGTCTACACAGACGAGGACACGCAAGGCGGCGTCAAGCTGACGTTTAAAACCAAGCGGCACCCGAATGGGCCGGAAACAGTCTCGCCATCGTACACACCAGAGAACCCCATGGGCGTCCGTTTTACGGGCCGACAGATTGTCATGCGCGTTGAAGGCAACGAGGGTGAGGATTGGCGCGTTGGTGTGCAGCGTATCGAAGGTGAACCGAGGGGCAGACGATGAAACTGCCAAGCGGCGACCAGACGCAAAACGAGCGCAACAGACAGATTGAGAAAGAGGACCGCGACAACGTGAAGAAGTCGCGGACAAACTATGTGACGGGAAAGCTACTGCTGCAAAGCCCAGACGGGACGTGGTGGACGCTGGCAGTCGATAACGCGGGCAATGTCACAGCTTCCTGACCTGTTCGCCAAGGCGTTAGCGCGGGCGGGCAATGAACACACGTTTGAGGACATAGAGGCGGCGGCAAAGGC